TGCTAGGGTTTTGGATTCTTATTATTATGCTCGCGGTGGTGGATCTTCCTTTGCAGCGAAAGGAAATCATAATGTCCACATAAAAGGATCTACCATATTTAATAAGATGATAGGTAGAGGTCACTTCCTTTCTCCATTTTCAAATAATACCGTTAAGATAGAAGGTAGTATGCTCGCTAAGTGGGTTCCTAATAGCCAAAGGATATTCTACGATGTTAATGCTGACCATACAATTACAGATACTCTGATCTCTAACACTTCATCTTATGAGTATAGTCCACCCGGCACTTTAACAAATGTTGGCTTTGATACTGATTTCTATTTTGACAATGGTTCTCATAGTGGAGCAGTAACATTTGTCGCGTCTGCAAATGAAGGTGAATCAGATTTCAGACTCGTAGCAGACCTTGATAACCTAGCTGTCAAATACATGACGCAAGATAGTCATACCTACAAGGACATTACTGGTTACAAGAGACCCGGCGGTATTGATCAAAGGGATGCAGGAGCGTATCAAAGTATATCAGATAAGGTCACAGTTAAAAATATCGGAACGAGCAGTGTAGACTTTACACCTGATTATGCAACTATTTCTCTATGGCGTAGTAATTACTTTAACAACGCTAATATCCTTAACGGAGAGACGAACCTAATTAGATTGAAGTCGGGAGAATCTCATGATATTACTTCTAGAGTATTTTTAGATGGAGATGCAGACGTAAACCAAAACTTTGTAATATCAGGACAGACCCCCCATTACGGAGATTGGGCTTCGGGAGCTTCCCTATCATTAGGGTATGGAAGTGTATTCCAGATAGATCACTTCAAAAATTCATTTAAGGTAAAACTAGAAGATCTTACTTATAGTTCTGTCACTGGAATGCCTCTCTATGGAATTGTAGGAGCTATAAACACTTATGGATATAGACATGCAGTTGACACTCCTTGGAGAACAATATCGTCCAAGCACGAGTATGAGCTTGAGAATTGCATGTTTAAGATGGACACTTCTCAAGGAGGAAATGACGGTAGCCCTATAATACTTTCAAGACACTACGCCAGGATAACAGATTCAGACGGTAATCTTATTGAGAGAGGCGAGGTACATCATACGCATAGGAACTGTGTATTTTTAGGCACTAGTGCTGGTTTAGGTATATTTGAGAATCAGTATGGATCTGCCGACACTAAACAAGTTGCACAAGTCATAGGGTGCACAATTGTTAACTCAACTATAGCCACAGGCGGATACATGAGCCCTGGCAGATTTGAAGGGTCAGCGATTGGTTCTCTAATATATTTAGATCCATCTTTAATTTCATTTAGAAACGCTCCAAAAGGATTATTTGATTTTGTAGAGACCTACACCTTTAGAAATGAAAGCCCAAGCACTATTCCTATCTATGCTGTAGATTGTATTTCTAATAGAGCTACAAGTTCTACTTTTACAGAACCTCATATAGGATCCCCACAATACATAGCTTACTCAGACACTGACTTATACACAACTAATATAGCCTATAACGTACCCTTTAATTTTGATGGATCTGTATCTGCTGGTACTGTGTCGTTTGTAGATGGATCCAGCGGAGTCAATAACTATAGATTAGCATGGAGTCCTGATAACCTCGCTGTTCAGTATGTTGCTAATGCTACCGTATCAGGGACAGATATTACAGGAAGAGTTAGAGGTGGTGAAGATAACCCTGATGCAGGTGCATACGAACTATACCCTGATTTATTCTTGAAAGCAGGGTTTGGAAATGTGTATATAAACTTGTACAACCAAGAAGATCTAGGAGGAGGAGAATGATGTTACTCAAACTTAAATTTGGGATTCGTCCCGTCACTAACTGCGCTGGTGGTTGTTGACTACCCTCACTTACCCTGCATCAAGGGAAAGAACTTAAGGTAAATCAACCAAGTTGTTGCAGACCCTACACAGCCTGAAAATAGAGCGTGTAGGAACACGTTACCCTCTGCCTTACAGAAAGGGTTCCAATACAGCATACTCCAAAATACACCTGCCCAGAAAGCCATACATAACATACAGTTAACAAGCTTTCCTAAAGGTGGAACCCAAGCAGTAATTAGATTCCTAACCGGCTCCATGATTGTAGAGCTAACGATGATGGTAGTCATCCCATACACCGCCATTATCCAAACTAAAACGCTTACTAAGTATTCCATTAAGGTAGTCCGTGTGTCTTATCTGTCGGGAGTTTTGAGTGGTGGATGGTTGAAGCGTGATGCCTCATAAACTTGTCTTTAGCTGTATACCAACCTTCTCTCATCATCCCTGGTGATTCATGCATTGTAATTATAGGCACGACATAGTTGGAAAAACCATCTAAATGTGCTTTGTAGGTCATGTGGATGTCGTAGAAGTCCCAACCTGTTCCTAAGTATTCTGGCTCATCTAGCCCAACCTTCATCAAGTTCTGATACGTAATAGCAAGGAAACAACCATCAAGCACTACAACTTGGCCTGCCTTACCAAAGTAGTTAGGCATCATTGTTTCTGGGTTAGCACCTTGAAACACAAATCCACGAGCGTCGTTAGTCTTTCTTGCATTCCACCAAGCACCATCACTAGGAATATAGCAACTTCCTGCGACACCAACAAACCCAATTCCAGGCTTTCTAGCTACACTAAGATATGCTAATAAGTCTTCTGAATTAGATATAAGATCTAAATCATCATGACATAAAACTATAATATCATCAGGTTCTAAGTTTAAAGCTCTAAAGAATTCAATATTCTCTTTATGACCTTCATAAATAGACTTAGCATCATAAGCAACCTTAATCCTTGTAAAATCAATTCTGTTACAGTAAGCAGTAAGTTTAGCTAATGATTTAGGTTGTTTACCTGATCTACTACATACAGAGAAATATATCATGAATAATAATAGCGAAGACCTGGATCACATCGCAGAGGAATTTAAGAAATGTTCTCGTAATTGCGAATATTTTACAAACAGATACATCAAGGTTGTTCACCCAATGCGTGGATTGGTCAACTTTAAACTTTACCCCTTCCAGACACGTATCCTTGATGAGTTTCAAGACTATCGACTAACTATCCTTCGTAAGTTTAGACAGGCTGGCTGCACAACATTAATGGCAGCATATGCTTTACACTTTTGCATCTTTGGTACAAACAAAAGAGTTGCTGTGTTGTCTAAAGGTGATGCAGAGGCAAAAGAGGTTATATCCAGAATTAAGATCATGTATGAGGAATTACCCTTCTGGATGAAACCTAAGACTACTAGAGATAATGACCACACTCTTTCTTTTGAAAATGGATCTTCCATCCAGTCTAAAGCATCAGGCAAACAGTCAGGTCGTTCTATCTCAGCCTCTCTGCTCATCTTAGACGAGGCAGCGTTCATTGAGCATATTGATACCATTTGGGCTGCTGTAGGCCCTACAACGTCCACTGGAGGCCGCGTGGTGTGCCTCTCTACGGTCAACGGCATTGGAAACTGGTTCCACAAGATGTATACCCAAGCCATGGAGGGTGATAATGGATTCCACCCAATTGATATTAAATGGCAGGAACACCCAGAATACAAAAGACATAAAGGCTTTGAGTGGCTCTACGAGCAGATGGAATCATGTAGTCCCCCGATTAATGTAGACAAGTGGGAAGAACAGACTCGCCGCAAACATAGCTATAAAGAATGGTTACAGGAGTATGAAGCTAGTTTCCTAGGAACGGGTGAAACCTATATTGAAGGTGAGATCTTACGTAGTTTAAAGGAAAACTGCAATCAAGATTACTGGATCAAGTATAATAACCGAATGCGTATTTGGGAAGATCCTAAGCCAAATCACGAGTATGTTCTAGCCGCTGACCCGTCGATTGGACGAGAGAGAGATTACTCTGCCTTCCACATCATCGACATCTATAATGGTAAACAGGTGGCTGAGTTCTACTCTAACAGGACGCCTATCAATGAGTTCGCAAAGATCATAGCAGATGAAGCTAGACTTTACAACACTGCATTTGTGTGTCCTGAAAGAAATGGCATTGGCAACAACTTAATCTACTTCCTACAGCAGGAGCTAGAGTATGAAAACTTGATAATGGATGACAAGCGAGAGATCGGAATTATGATTACACAAAAGAATAAAGAGAATTTATTAGCCGATCTCGAACACAATATTAGGTCAGGTAAAGTTTTAATTAGCTCTGATAGATTGGTCAATGAGCTTTTAACTTTCATTATTGACCCAGACTCAGGTAAGGTTAAGCCTGATACTAACTGTCATGATGATTTAATTATGTCGTTCGCTGCTGCTATTAACATTTTTAATAACTTAAGAGGGAATGCTTACATAGAAAAAGCAGAAGATGAAACTTATATCCCGCCAGCTATCCGTAACGCTCATACATATAAATTGAAGACATCTACACAAGGTCTAACAGAAGAGAAACTTGAATGGCTGCTAAGAAATTAAGAGAAGGTGGTGAAGGATATACGCAGTTCGCAGATCCGCAACAGCCGTATAATAAACCCTACGGATTAATTGGTAGGTTCTTTAAAAAGTTCTTCTCTAGAGAGGTTGAAGATCACCCTGATTACAAGATTCAGGATCCGCTAACAAAGAGGAGAATAGACCCTCCGAAGCCCTTACAGGGCGACACAGTCCAGTCGAAAGACATTATAAAAATACCGTCTGAGTTTGGACACAAGAAAACTTATTACCCTATCCTCCCTCAGATTGAATTTGACCGTAAGCGGAGATATAAAGAATATGAGGATATGGACGGGTATCCTGAGATCTCGTCAGCTTTCGATATCTACAGCGATGATTGTACACAGGAGAATATTGACGGAACGGCTTGGGATATTGTCACTGATGATGAGATGAGCAAAGCCGAAGTTGAGAGCATGTTCGATCAAGTGAATATGACTCGATACTTGTGGGACATCTCTAGGAATGTTGTTAAATATGGTGATATCTTCCTTGAAACAATTGTTGACCTCAACAACATCAAGCGCGGCATTCAGCGTATCAAGATTCTTAACCCTAACTTTATCTTTAGAGTTGAAGACGAGTTTGGTTACCTTAAACAATTCTTGCAAGAGATTCCTGAGAAGAACGACTGGTCTACTTATGGGTCAGTCGGTCCTTACTTAGACGACTCTCGTATTATCAATCTTGACCCAGGTCAGATTGTCCACTTCAGATTACACACCTCTGATCCGACTCACTACCCTTATGGTAAGTCGGTGGCAGCGGCTGCTAGAGTGACATACAAGAGCCTCAAGATGATGGAAGATGCGATGCTTATCTATCGTCTTGTCCGTGCTCCTGAGCGTCGTATCTTCTACATTGACACGGGTTCGCTGCCTGCTTCTAAGGCTGAGATGCACATTAAGAAGCAGATGGATAAGTTTAAGAAGCGTAAGAGCTATAACTCTCAAACGGGAAACATAGAGGAAAACTTCAATGCACTGGCTGCTGATGAGGATTTCTACATCGCTGTCAACGGTAAGGGAACCGGCACCAAGATTGATACATTACCGGGCGCTGAAAACCTTGGTGAAGTTGATGACGTTAAATACTTCAGAGATAAGCTGCTTGCTGCTCTTAAGATTCCGAAGGATTACATTGTTGAGAAGGATCAGTCGCCTGAGCGTAAGGCTAACCTTTCTCAGCTTGATGTTAAGTTCGCTCGCGTCATTACTAGAATCCAGAAGTCGATTGAGCTTGGTCTAGAGACGATTGCAAAAAGACATTTGATGTTAAAGGGGTTCCCTAATACTCTCGTTTCTAAACTTAAAATTAAACTTCCTGCGCCTTCTGATATGGCTCTTAAGAGGATGCTCGATACAGATGAACAAAAGGCTAGAGTGGTTCAGGCTGTTAAAGGTCTCATGATATTCCCAATGGAGAAGATCTACAAGGACTACTATCAGATGTCCGATAGTGAGATTGAGGAAACTAAGAAGGGTCTTGAGGAAGATCAGAAAGATCCTGTATTTGGACAGATGATGGCGGCTCCAGGTATGATGCCTCCTGGTGGCGCACCTATGGGTGACCCTATGGCTGGTGATATGGGTCAGCCTCCTGGCCCTCCTATGGAATCTGCTGAGAATGTACCACCTACAGCGGCTGAATCTTTAGATTACGAATCTATGAAATCTCTTGCAATTGAGTCTGGGTGTGACGATGAATTGATTCAACTTCTTGAAGAGATGAGGAACAAAGATCATTTTAATAAAATAACCCCTAAAGACAGGGCTAAATAATTTTGGAACAAGTATATTTATTATGTTAACGAATCTGATTGAAAATCGTGGAAAAGAGTTTAGTAATCTTATCAAGATTGGTGATTACTTAGCTTGCACTTTGAGGGAGAACGTCGAACTGTTCTCTGTTGAAGATGGTGTGGCAACCTACCTGACCGAGAATGGTTCGGTGATTAGTGGTAAGTATGCTTTTAAGCCGACTTTAAAACTGTCTAAGATAGTGGTAGAAGACGCTGATGTTCTTAATGACAGAAAAGTGTTTGAAGAGGCTGCTGATAGGAAAGTGCTAAACGTCCTCTCTAACTTGATGGAAGACGATTACCAGTCAGCAGAGGGTTCGTTTGATAAGATTCTTTCGATGTATGAGACCAAGCTCACCTACGATAGAATTAAGAACAGACTTGAGGAAAAGACTCAGAGATTTGGAGAGTCTACAAAAATTACTTCCTCTAAAGAGTTCCAACGTGTTAACGAGATTAAGGATCAATTAGTGACGTTCCTTAAGGAGAACGAAGACATGTTAGAGTCGGCTGGTATGAAGACGGGTATGAAACTTGTTAACCTTGTCTCGACTAGCTTTGATCTTCCTAAGAGAACTGCTGATCAGATTCAAGAGGCAAAGGAAATTGAAGTTAAGTTTGTCGGCAAGACTAACCTTTACGAGCATCTGTGCAGAAAAGAGCTTATCCAGAAAGAACTTCTTGAAGCCAAGCAGAACTTTGACAACATCTGGATCGACAACGATAGTGTTCAGGATTTAGCTTCCATGATCTTTGAGAATGATACTGACTCTATTCGTCAGCAAGTTGCTCAAACGATATCTGACGCTCCTTATCTTGCCCTGGCAACAAAGAAGCAGATCACAAGCCTGATGCAAAACTCACTTTCTATGAATGAGGTTAAGGTTACTCAAAAAGATCTTAACAAATTCGCGGGCAAGATCTTTGAAATGAAAAAGCCTGTCAAGCAATATGTTCTTGATGTCCTGAATGAGAAATATGGTATCGACGTTCGTAAGCTCGATGAGGTTCCGACCTTTAGAACTCTCGCTATGACTGAGGGAGAGATTATTGCTCAGATTGCAAAGCACGCTCCTACAGGCTCGATCATTGAGAAAACTTTAATGGAGTTTGTTAACACACTTCAAACGAAGAATGGCGCTGAGTCGATTGATCTTGCTGTCTTCCTTGAAGATCTTTTCCAAGAAGCTGGCCATGGTGAAACCCTGAATGAAGCTAGCCTCATGGATTACATGGATTTTACAAAGGTTGCTGATGATCTTGGTAAGATTGGTCAAGTGTTGAAGATGCTTGTTCCTGCTGTCCAGACTGCTGCTGACCAAGTCCAAGACCATGGTCAGGACATGGAAGGTATGGAGGGGGGCGAAGAAGGCCCTGAAGACCCGTTAGGTAGTCCTGATGACATGGATAGTGATGCCGAAGCTGGCATGGGTGAACCTAACATGGATGCTGAGAATGCTGCCGAAGAAGTAAAGGGTGAGGTTGCTGACGAAGAGGCTGAGGCTGAGGGTGGTGATGAGATGCCTGAGGAGATGCCTGAGGAACAACCCGAAGAAGAGATGGGTGATGAAGAGCCCATGGAAGATGAAGGCGAAGAAGAGCCTGAAGAAATGGAGCAAGACGAGCTTACCGGCCTTCTCTCTAAACTCGAAGATCTCCTAGCCGATATAAAGCCTGATGAAGAAGAAGGTGAGGAAGCGGAGGAAGAGGAAGAAGAAGAAGAAGAAGAAGAGGAAGAAGACGACGAAGACCCTGAGCAATACAAGACATAAGGAGGCGTAAATGGGTTACAATAAAATACCGCTTGCCCTTGGATTTAACGATTCAACGGGCAATGCTTCCGGTCTGGTAGAGTTTCAACTCAACCTCAGTGATGTTGGTGATTTCTGTAGAACAGATAATGCTCCTACCGTAGGTGATGTCCTAACCTATGACTCTGGTAATAATTGTTGGAAAGCATCTGCCGCTCCTGCTGTAGCTGCTGGTGCTCTTAGTGCTCTTACTGATATTTGCGCTGATGTAACTGGAGTCACACAGTATCAAGCATTAGTATGGAATGGGACTGAGTGGTGCCCATCCACAATCCCAACAGGTGGTGGCGGTGGAGGTATTACTAGTATTAGTGATGCTGGTGATGTAACTATCACAGAGCCTGTTGCTGATGGAGAGCTTTTAGCTTACGATAATGCCACAAGTGACTGGATAAATCAAACAACTACAGAGCTTGGCGTCATGCAGCTTGATCCTTATTTTGACGTTAATGATGAGGGGGCTGTTGCACAGTGGGATGGCACTAAATTAGAAGTTTCATTCCCTGATCAACTATACATGTTGGTTCAAGCTGGTGAGAATATAGTTAAGGGCGACGTTGTATATGTGACAGGAGATGCGGGTAATGGTAGGTTCATAGTTGCAAAAGCTGATGCTAGTGATCCAAATAAAATGCCCGCAGTAGGGCTAGCCCCGGCAGCTATAGGTAGTGGAAATAATGGTAAAATTGTATCTTTTGGAAGAGCCATAGGTCTTGACACCGCTGGTATGACTGTTGGAAAGCCGGTCTATGTTGATACCACTGCTGGAGGCATAACTAAGGATAAGCCAACGGGACCTACACACTTGATTCAAAATATTGGAATCGTGTCCGAGGTTGATGCTACTAATGGTGTCATCAAAGTTACAGGTGTTGGTAGATCAAATGATATCCCTGTCAATGTGGATGTTGTAGGTAGTGCTACCATTGGCACTAATGAGTTTACGCAGACAAGTGCCAAGCTTGCAAACGTTGATGCTAACCATGTCCTGATATCAACGGCTGCGAGTGCTACGTCTAGTGTTGCTTCCTCTACACTGTTTAGCAACTACTACACAAAGTCTGAAGTCTACACACAAGCTGAGGCAAACTCAGCGTTTTTAGAAGATTCTGCGGGAGCGGTTGCTGATTCAAACCTAGCGTCTACATTCTTGAAGGACCAAACCGCAACGATTGAGCCTACCAACTTAAACGTAAGCCCAGGGGCTAATAAGATAGTAGCTGTTGACAACGCTGGGACCGCCTTTGAAGCTGGTGTTATAAGTGATCTAGATGATGTAACCTTTTCGCCTGATCCTACTCAAGGACAATCTTTAGTATATGACGGCGATGGCGCGGGCGGCTGGACTGCATCTACAATTCCAACAGGTGGTGCTGGCTTTGTTGATGGGTCATCAGTGTCAGCTACTTTCTCTGCAATTCAAGTAGATGATCTCATAGTAAATCGTTTAGGTGAAGGCCGTCCAACTAATTTCATATGGGCTTCTGACTTCTACCTTGTAGGCTCAACAGCTAACGGATGGGGTCAAGGAGGGCAAGGTACTGGGGCCGGTCTTGATGGAACTGCTGCTTATAATGGTCCAACGGATAGGGCTATAGGTGTGATTCGCTTAAAATCTGGGGTGGGAACGAATGGTAGGTATAACCTAACTACATTCAATCAAACTATGGACCCCAGCACTGTGGGTTTGTCGCTATCTACTCGTGTTCTTGTTAGTGGTTTATGGGATAACGGTGTCAACGACGGTGATGTTATGTTTGGCATATCTGACAATGGCAACACTCAGAGTATGCCTAGTGATGGTATCTACTTTAGATATGGGAACTCTAATTCTAATTGGGTTGCTGGTGTTGCAAATGGTGGGTCTGTAACTGAAACTGATACTACCATAGCGCCAACCCCTGGAACATTTCAAGTTCTTCAAATAATGTGTGATGAAAACTGGACGACAGCCCAATTCTTTATTGATGGTGTAAAAAGAGCAACCCTAACGTTAGGTGTCGATAATTTTCCAACAGGGACAAACAGGATGGGGTTCAGATATGCAGTTATTAATGACACTACTAATGTAACTACTGGTAATCAACTTATAATAGATTGGCACTATTTCAAGATAACTTGTTCTCAAAGCAGGGGAGAAAATTATATTAGGGCTGAAATGGACCCGATTGAGTAGTTAACCTAAAAGCATATCACCACGTTTGAGAGAGTTGAATAGGCGAGTGTAAAATAACTCACGTAATGAGTCTAACTCTCTCATAACGCTGTTTAGATTACGCAAAGTAGCTTCTGTAATCTTATCCTGATCCTTAATAGACTTCAAGGTGTCTATGCAAGAGTCGATCATGTTTTGCTGATCTTTCGTAATCTTGTTGATCGTGTCAACTTGTGCTTCTTTTGTTATTATATTAGAATCGGACATTGTGAACCTCAAACTTTAATGTTTCGTAATGGTGTATTCGTTGCTTAGAGTGATTCTCAAGGTATGGCATTCTGTCGTAGAAGTCGTAGAAATACATCTCATCCTTCCCTTCGGCTTTTCGAATACCACGCCCTAAACCTTGTAATGTTGGAACTTCACCAGATAACCCTCTAGCATTTACCATGTGACTGATCTCGTCAATACTGATACCAGTCTGCATAACATTAGTGCCCACAATTGTAGCAGGCTTATCATCCTTTA